GCTCCACCAACTGAACCAGTAATCCAGTTTTTGTATCGTCTATCTTCAGTTTCAGAAGCTCTATATCTTACATGTAAGAAAGGACGTCTGATATTTGATCCTAACATTTGATCGTAAACTGTAGTAGTTCCAGCAGGAATTAATACACCATCAATATTATTAACTAAACCTCTAGTAGAAGCATCGTTTAAATATTTCCAGTCAGTCTTGTAGAAGTCATAAGAACCTCTTCTAAACCCAGTAAAACCAAAGTTAAGTGCCATTTCTGATTCATTATCAAATAAACCATAAGAAGCAGCAGCAGCAGAAGCAAAATTACCATTCATTGCAGCAATCATATCATCGAAATCAAGAGCAGAAGCTCTAGATAAGAATAACATGTTTTCTTCAATAGCACCTTGCTTATCTAATTGCTTAAGAATAGCATCAAAATCACCCATAGCACCTGAACCTGGAGCAGCTGCACCAGCGAAGTTTTGATAAACATTACCTCTTGCTTCAATAGCTTTAAATAAACCTTGTGTACCTTTTAAGTTAGCAGTCCAACCACCACCTGGAACAACAGTATGCCCAGCTAGTTCACCTTCAACTAACGCCATTTCCATATAATCTTCAAACCTTAATCTTGTTTCAGACTCAGCTTTTAAATACCATAAGTATCCAGAAGTGCCATCTTCAGTGGCAACCTCAATCCATCCAATTTGAGAAGCATCAGAACCAGAAACTTGGTACTTATCTCTAATTATAATTGGAGAATTGTTATACTCTTGAAATTCAGGAGTAATAGACTGCATCCCATCATAAGGACTTCCAGAACCACCACCACCTTTTTCAAATTCAGAACCGTATACAAATACGCTCATGTCACCAGCAGTAGTTAATCCTGAAAAAGCAGTATTAATCGCTGGAGCAGCATAAGGAACTACTGTTAAAGTAACGACGTTAGCAGCAGGTGCTGAAACATTAGTTACTAAAGCTCTACCAGTAGTTAGACCTGTAGCAGTGTCAGTATAAAGAATAGTATTACCTTCTTTAATAGCACAGCTAGCAGATGCTGTTGCAGCACCAGCTGAATTAACTGGGCCAGTAGCACTTAAGTCAACTTCAAGTGTAGTACCTGATGCGTAATTAGCAGTGTTATAAGACACATGTAACCTAGATTGCTCAGACCATAATACTTGATCAGAAGTCATAGGCATTTCTGCACCTACCATTCTCAAGAAACCAGATAAAGTTCTGTTTCCGTATCTTTCTACTTCAGCTTCGTAAAGCTCAGGTAGATATTGTTGTGCCCAGTCAGATGAACCGTCAGCAAAATTTAAATAGTTACTATTTAATACTGTTTGTTCAGCAGCTGGAACTAAGGAAGCGGGAAAAGACCCGCCAGTTGAAAATCCCATAATTTTTGTTTTTTAAGTTTTAAGTTTTATTTTTTTCTTGTTATTTTTAACTTAGAACTATTTACTCCACTAATTGCTTTTACCTTCATACCATTAACAAACATTTCACCAGAGCTTGTAGCTCTAACTTCATTTGTTATGTTTTTAGATTTAGCATTAACATCTCTTATCGCATCAGTTTTACCTTGTTCGTAAAAGTGCTTTGCTATTTTATCAGCATTACTAGCAGTGTATAAGGCTTTGTGATAACCTCTATAATCTTTGATTTCACCTTTTTTATCTAGGAACTTCCCAACAAAATTATTTAAATCAGATTGATTTTGAGCAACATCATTTTTGTTATTTACATTATATCTAAAAGATTTATCACCAACATTATATTCAAAACCTTTGAATTCATCGGCAAATAACTTTTTAGTATTGTTTGTAAAACTTTCGTGACGCTGTTGAATCACCTTCTGTTCTTCGTTGTATCTATTGAAAAAGTCATTAGCTTTTTGTTGTTCTTGTGATACTGAAGGTTTCAACTTGATCTCTTCATAGTATTTTTTCTTAGAACTATCTAAAAAGCTTTTGGCTTTAGCAATTTCTTCTTTGTAAGCTAATTGTTTCTTTTTAACCACTCTTTCATCTTCACCTTCATCCCACGCAAAAGTATCATCCATAAGAAAATTTACTTCATCTGCATTTAAATGTGGTTTGCTTACACTATAATATTCTTTAAGTAATTGTTCTCCATTTAGTTTACTGTAATCTCTATTTAAATTGACATAGTCTTCTACAGTGCCACCAGTATCTTTCATAAAGTCTACTAACTTTTCAATATTCTCTGGCAACTCTATTTGTGGATTCGCTTTTACTTCTTCTTTAATTTCTTCAACAACCTCTTTAGTTTCTTCAATCTCTTCTTTAGTTTCTTCTACTTTTATCTCTTCGATAATTGGAGATTCTTCAGTTTTATTTTCTTCAACTACAGGTTGTTCTACTTCAATTTTATCAACTTTAGTTTCTTCAACTACAGGTGTTTCTATTTTAGCTTCAACTTTTGGCTCTTCTTTTTTAGCCATATCTACTTTAGTTACTTTTTTTTGAGCAACTAGTTTCTTAGGTTTCTTTTTTATTTTAAATTCACCTTGTTCTAAGGTTCCGTCAGGAGCCTCTACTACTTCTTCTTTTGACATAATATAATATAATAGTTAATATAAATTATCTAGGTGCAAATTGTTCTAAACCAATACCACCTAAATTATCGTTACCTTTAGATTCAAAGTTTATAGGTAAACCATCTTCTCTTCTTTGGGTTATCATTTCACTCTGTTGAGTTCCTTGAATTTTAAGTCTTTTATCTTTACGATCTTCTATCTGTTGCTCTTTAGCTTGTACAACTTTTGTTTGTTGTTTTGCCAATTGCATGTTATAATCAAACTCTTGCTGCATTAATTGTTTTTTAATTTCAGCTTCTGTTTGTAGTCTTTGTATTTCAAACTGTGACTTAGCTTGTTCTAACTGAACTTTACTGTTAACCATACCTTCTTGCTTTTGCAACTCGGCTAAAGCAGCCTTCTCGTTAGTCTCTGCTTGGGCTTGAGCTTGAGCTTGTATTTGCTGCATTTTTATCTGTTGATCTTTAGCTTCTTTTTCTAATCTACGTTTTTTAAGCATAGTATTAGCTAACTTAAGATTATTTACAGATCTTATATCTATAGCGTCTTCAAGATTTATAGACTGCGTTTGTAAAGCAACTTGTATGTTTTGTTCTAGTTGCGCTTTTTCTTCTTCATCTGGCTCTAGTTCTATAAACACTCCAAAGTCATGTATATTTACTTTTGAAAGTTCATCTAAAGTATGTGCATTAAAATTAGATATACTATTTATTAACGACATCCTAGTTAATGGAAACATTAAAGAATCACTAACTCTAAGAGATATATTTTCACAAGTTCTAAGTGTTAGATATAAACTAGCTTGTAGTATATGTCTAGTAGCTGTATTAGAGTTTGCAGCAGCTAATTTTTGTAAACCAACTAACGCGTTAGTGTCTGGATTACTACCATCTCTAGCTTCATTTAAACCTGTAACATCTCTAATCATTTGTAAATAATACTGATAAGTACTTATTAAAGAAGATATTTTAGCACCACCGGAAGATGACTGAAGTTCTTGGATAGGAACTTTACCTCTATTCATTTCACCGTCTTGTGTTAAAGATCTACCTATAACACTACCAGTTTGGAAATACATATTTAAAGCTTCAGCTGGATTATAGTTAGTTCCATTACCTAAATCAACCTCTGCTAAACCATCCATATCTAAATAAACTCCATCAGGAACCATCCTAGACATTACTTGTTGTAGTTTCAAATGAGTTAACTGTATCATATCAGCAAAACCAGTTACTCTACCAACTAAGCTTTCTATTCTGCCTTGATACATCCTTGGCGCGGTAATAGTGTAGCTTAAATTAACCTTGCTAGTGTCTGCATATGGTCTAGTCATGTTTTCAGCCATTCGCCAGTCTAACATTTCTTCCATACCTAATACTTTAGCTCCTGAATAAAGCGTCTCAATAGACCTTGAAGCTTTTTTAAAGTTATCTGTTTCTTCTACTTGTAAAAAAGTATCTTCTTTTTCTATAGTTTTCTCTAGTCCAGTAGCTGTTTCTTTTATTTTAAATACTTGATCAATATAACTTTTCCATTCAAAGTAAAGAACTTGTACAGTATTTTGATCGTATCTTCCGTTGAAGTTAGATGAGTAAGCAGTGTTACCAGTATAGTTTTGAAGTTTTTTAACTTGCTCAGGTGTTAAGCTAGGAAATTGCTTTTTTAATTCTACTAAAGGTACATTTTTAACTTCACCTACGTAATAAACATCTTCAAAATTAGGATCATTAGTATATGAATAAACTATATTAGCTGGATCAACGTAATCGACAACAACGCCTTCCGCTGGATTCCAAGTTGTTTTTACGCAAGATATACCTAAAACAGTTAAGTCATAATTTAATCTTTTTCTTATTAAGTGATATTTGTTTTTATCTAATATTTGACTTATAACTTCTTCTTCAGCAACTTCTATAGCTTGCTTATAATTCATTTGCATATGCGCTGGTAGATCTTCTAAAGTTTCTGGAGTATTTTTATCTCTAGACTCTCTCATATCTATACCGAACTCTTCCATCACAACAGCATTAAAATCCCTATTCTCTATATCCATTACGATACGCTGAGCGTATTCTGTTCTTTTCTTTAATGAAGTAGGATCTTGAGCCATTGCTTTAACCTCATAAGATCTTTGTGACATACCATTAACTACGATATCTACAAACTTAGGTATAATTGGAACTGGTTTCCAGTCTAAATTAAGGTAAGACAAGTCACCATTAATGGCTAATTCATTTTTGTATTTTTGTACTGGTTGCTCTGCCCTAGCGTAAAGTCTTAAGTTATGAAAATTATTATAGTTGGTCATATACCTATAACCAGTTCCTTGTGAATTTCTAAACCATTCGCCTTCGATAGCTCGCGCAACTTTTAAACCATATTCGTATGTAGCTTTCTCAGCAGCAGGTACGACCTGGTCTGGGAAGGTACTATATGTAGTTGTAGCTTGCATATATATTAATTAATTTTTGATATTGTGCCGGTATTGTCATAAGTCTTTATACCAAGATTTATTTTATTAATACTAGTTTGAGGAACTGGTCTATATAAATTTTTGTTACAAGCCATTATAGCTAGTCCAGAACTTATTGTTGCATCATGTTTAGTTCTGTTATTTATATTAAAAACTGCCCAGTCTTCTAATGTTTTTTGGTGATACATATCGCCGTAATTATTCTCTTTAATACCTACAAAGTTTTCTATATAACTTTCAATAGCAGCAGCGTGTGCTTGTTTAATATCTTCACTTGAGTTAGGTATTCCACCTATTTCTCTTTCTGTTATAGACAATTTATTAATAAGCTTGTCAGGTCTGTTCATGCTAAAACCTCTATAACCTCTTCTCTTTAAATAATAAAGTAATCTTGGCTTGTTGTTTTCACAAAGCAATGGCATACCATAAAAAACTAAAGCCATTAAAACATCTTCAAAGAATATTTCAGCCGTTTGAGGTCTTGATATATATTCTAAAAAGAAATGATTAGATGGTGCGTCTTCCATAGAAAACTTAGTTAAACCGTGCAATGAACCATTAGAACCTTTGCCATCAACAGTTCCAGATATATCGTAGCTATCACAACCAAAAGCGCCAATATGCTCATTTAGAGGATATTTAATACCATTCCTTACTATCACTCGATTTTGTAAATTTTTAGGTGGAACCCAACTAATTTTAAATCTACCATCATTATTAGGATAAAACATTACAGTGCTATCTTTAACACCATTAACCCAATTAAAACTTCCTTGAGTAACGTTTAATTTATTGTTTACAGAATCGTTGTAATCAATTTGTTCATATATCTTTACAAGATTAAATAAACTTTGTTTTGTTTCATCTCTAAAAGCATGAGCTTCAGTTCTTGGAAACTGCCTGTAGTACTCATTTAAACTATCTTGATCTGACTTTAAGCCTTCAACCTCGTTTTCCCAGTGTTCAATAACGCCTGTTGTAATTTCAAAACCGTCAACTCCTTTGATTGTATCTTTTTCTCTAACGAAAACAGGTGATCCGTAAGAATCCATGAATCCTTCGTAGTTCCATTCCATAGGGACGAACAAAGAATAGAGTCCAGAAGAAGTTTGTCCGTTACGATTTCTTTTTGTAACGTCTGAATTATAGTATAACTTTTTGAAGTTGTTTCCACCTTTATCTAACGCGTTTGAAGTTGAGCCCATCATACACTTGCCTACGATTCTTGATCCTAGCCTTAGTGTTGTTTTTGTAACTCGCCAATTGTTTAATATGTTGTCCGGTCTTTCCCATTTTCCGCTTTCGTCGTGTGCTAATAGTTTTAATTTCTCACCATCGTAAGAGTTGTCACCGGTGTTTTTCCAATCAATAGTTGTGTCAAGTCCATCAAGTTCTCTTAGTTGCTCATTACTCTCAAGCTTTCTTCTAGTAAGTTTTGAAGCCGGAACCCTATACGCCAATTCTGTCTTAGGACGATCCATACCGTCTTGGATCGGCTTGAAGAAAAACGGATAGTTAACGGATATTGGCACGACTTT